CACGAGGGCGATCTTTCGCAAGCCGTCAACCTGCCTCCGCTGGTCGCCGATATCGTCTCGACTTGGCAACAGCGCTGGGGCAACGACAAGACGCTGTGCTTTTGCGTCGACCGCGCCCATGCGCAGGCAGTGAGAGATCAGTTTCTCGATGCCGGCATAGTGGCCGGTTATCAGGACGCGTTCACGACCGATCAGGCACGTCGCGACCTCAGGCGTCGCTTCCACGCCGGCGAGGTCCGCGTGGTATGCTCGGTGGGCACGATGATCGTCGGCGTCGATTGGGATGTTCGCTGCCTGATCTGGGCAAGGCCCACCAAGAGCGAGATGCTGTTCGTGCAGGGCACCGGCCGTGCTCTTCGCACCGCTCCCGGAAAGGATAGCGCTCTCATCCTTGACCACGCCGGCAACACGCTCCGGCTCGGCCAAGTGACCGATATTCAGCACGATCGCCTCGACGACGGGACCGAGGCGGCCAAGCGTAAGATGGAGGCCGAGAGCGAGCGCAAACCTCCGTTGCCAAAGAAATGCCCATCGTGCTTTTTCCTCAAGCCTGCCAAGGCACATCGCTGCCCCGCCTGCGGCTTCGAGCCGTCGCGACAGAGCGCCGTCGAGACGATCGAGGGCGAGCTCGTCGAGCTTGCGCCCGGAAAATCGCGGAAGGCCAAAAAGCGCGAATACACGTCGGCCGAAAAAGCGATGTGGTTCGGGATGCTGAAATATTACGCTCGCGAGCAAGGCTATAGGCCGGGCTTCGCGGCGCAGAAGTTCAAAACGAAATTCGATGTTTGGCCGAACGCCTATCGCGATGCGCCCGAGATAGCTCCTAGCTCCGAGGTCTATTCCTGGCTGCGCTCACAGCGTATCCGGTGGATCAAGGGAAAAATGAAGGCTGAAGCGACGGGAGGCGACGATGCTCGACCGCACGCCGCTTAATACGCGCGCTCACGGAAAATGGCGCTCGGTCCTGTCGGGATTGGGCATCGCGGAAAGCTTCCTCACAGGCAAGAACGGCCCATGCCCGATGTGCGGAGGCAAGGACAGGTGGAGGTTCATGGACACCGGTGGCTCGGGCTCGTGGATCTGCAACCATTGCGGCCACGGCGGCGGCGTCGAACTCGTCAAGCAGTTTCTAGGGTTGGAGTTTCGCGAGGCCGCACTGCGTATCGAGGCGTTGCTACCTGGGGCCTCAGAGAATTGCGCCAAGGCAACGGACGAAAGCAAAGCTCGATCCGCGATGACGGAGCTATGGCGCTCCGGCGCCCCTGTTAGCCCTGACGACCCGGCAGGCCGCTATCTGACGATGCGCTGTGGCATCACCGAATATCCGCCCGGTCTGCGCTTCGTCCAGGCCATGCGCTATCGGGATGACGAGACATCTGCCGTATATCCCGGCCTAATCGCCAAGGTGACAGCTCCGGACGGCAAGCCGGCAAGCGTGCATAGGACATACCTAACCCTGGATGCAACAAAAGCCCCGGTGCAAATTCCGCGGCGCATGATGCCGGGCGCAATCGCCAAGGGGTCTGCCGTCAGGCTCGGCGAGCCCAGCAAGACGCTTGGCATCGCTGAAGGCATCGAGACCGCCATCGCAGCCTCACGCATATTCGGACTCCCCTGTTGGGCGGCTCTCAATGCCCGCATGATGGCGACTTGGCTAGCTCCCGACGAAGTCGAAGAAATCGTGGTGTTCGGCGACCACGACGCCAATTACACGGGCCAAGCCGCCGCCTATGTCTGCGCCCACAAACATGCGATGAGAGGGCGCCGCGCAAGGGTCGAAATCCCGCCACAGATCGGGTCTGATTGGGATGACGCTCTTATGGCCGCCGCTCCCGCCCACCCCCACCACGAGGACGCGGCGTGATCAGGAGCGGCCGAGCATCTGCTTTACGAGACAGGATTGTGGGCGCACTTGCCGCGCGGGTCTTGGGCGTCGGCGAGCCAATCTTGCCAAGCGGCTTCGAGCTCGGTGCGCGTCGCATAGGAGGCGAGGCGTGTCTGACGATGGGCGGACCAGATATACCAATCGCGCCCGGTCTTGCCACGGCAGAATTCAACGCGCTCCTCGCCGGCGGAGCCGATGCGGTAGAGGATACCGAGCACTACGCTGATGTCTCCGCCGAGACGCGAGTGCTCGAGCTCGATTTGCTGGCCGTCGAAGGCTGCGACATGGCGGCTGCGGTTCGGGTGGTTGGTCATCTTCGTCTCCATGCCCCTGATCCGGCGAGGCGCCCTGTTCATGAGCAGCAACCTAGTGCAATCAGCACTATAGTGCAAGAGGAACTATGTGCGGCAGGATGTCGCATGCTCAGCGTGGCTGTCCACCGAGGAGCGCCATCGCCTGCGGGAGCGTCACGCCAGTCGCTCGGAGATACCGCCAGAACGTATCGACCTCCGGCGGGAAATGCCCGCGCGCGATCCAGCGGCGCATCGTGGAAGGATCGACGCCGAGAAAGCGTGCCGCCGCTTGCTGCGACGGCGCTTCGAGCGCGGCTAGGGTTTCGCGCGGGGTCATGCCAGATCGAGCACAGGGCGTGCCGAGTGCAAACTGCTGACCAATTGCGGCCGTCCGCTGCTATGCTCGACGATCGCGCAGCGCTCGCCTTGCGGGTCGAAAATCTGGGGACGGCCGAGATTATCCTCGGCAACCGTGTAGCCATCCGGCAGCACATAATCGGCGCCCTCATCCCCACGTGTCTCGTCGACGTTCTCATCGGTCAGAGAATAGCTGTTGGGGATATTTCGGAATCCGGAATGCATCTTGTAGATGCGGGTGGGTTCATCGCGGTATTGCATTTCGTAATCCTCCAAGTCTTAGCGGGTTTCGCGGAGCAGGGCGCCGATGATCTGAGTAGTCGTCAGATCGGCGACGCTGGCCCAAAAATCGTTGTCCTTCGACCGGACGAGCTCTACCATCTTGGCGAGCTTCGCGATGATCTCGTCCTTGATGTGAGCCGGCGCCGCGGCGATCATGGCGTCGCGCTTGCTGTTGATCTCTATCTCGACGCGGTCCTTGACGCTTTGCAGTGTGATCGTCGCCATGTCGTCCTCCGTTGCTATGAGCACCAACATAGTGCAATACGCACCATAGCGCAACATGCACTATCGCATGGCTGCTGCGGTGATAGTGCATACCGCACTAGGAACGCGTATTGCTGCCCTGCAACACGCGTAAACGGTCCTGAATGGCTCGTGGGCGGCGATTTGCTGTCGGCGGCTACCCTGACACGTCCGGGACATGAAAACGGCGCCACGGCTCGATTGTGGGGCGTGGCGGGGCATGATGAGAGGCGAGCATGAGCGAGATGGTCGAGCGCGCTGTCGGGGCTTATCGACTGGCGAAATATCGCCTCAAGAAATCGGACACGCTGTCGTCTCCGCAAGACGATGTCGTGTTGGTTCGCGCGGCCCTCGAGGCGCTCCGCGAGCCGACGAATGAGATGGTAGCAGCGGGCTACAACGCTGTGCCTTACGGCTCGCTACAGTGCTGGCGCGCCATGATCGATGAGGCGCTGAAGTGATCCGGCGAGCCCGTGCCGCCGCGTGACCGCATCCACTAGCGAGGGGAACAACCGGAATGGGAAAGCGCAGGGGGCGGCACAGGCGACAGAACGTCCGCCGGGACAACCACGGCGACGTGAAGAAACCGCCCAAGGTCGAGAGGGACAAGACGATGCGTGACGTGGTTCTGGATCAACCGCACAGGCGAGGGGAAATGTCTCAGCTCGTGGAATCGGCGCTCGGCCGTCTCAGGCATTCCGAGCGCATCAGCATCGATCAATACAACGACGCTACGACCTATGCCAGTCTAGCGAGCCGACACATGCGCTACGTCCTCGGCTCGACATATCGTTGGCCCAAATCGGCCATGGCCAGCATTGCAGGGGGTGGCACATGGGCGAGCATGGATCGCGAACCTGATCCCGAGGCGATCGCGCAGATCGAGCGGGAATGGGCCGATGTCATGAGCGCACTCGCCGATCACGGCCTGCTGCGCAGCGGCGTGGCGGCGCTCGCCCATATCTGCCTCATGGACATGGACCCGACCGAGGCGCAGCTAGGCGATGCCAGGCTAGCGCTGAATGTCTTGCATCGGCTCTACGGAGCGAATCCCAAGCGCCGGTGGGCGCCGTTTCATGCGCCGATGGTGGAAGGGGAGGAGGCAGCAGCCTGATTCGACTGCGCGGGTAGTGGTTCTCTATAGTAAAGCAGCGAAAGGAATGGCGAATGCCTAATTGGATGCCAGATTGGGCTCCCGCGCTGGCCATTTTCCTGGCCCTAGGATTTCTCTTCAACATCAGTCGGAAGATGGACGAAGCGGTCGACCTGTTGCGGAAGATTTCTAAGACGCAACGCGATCCATAATTTCAAACGGGATTATCCCCTTGACGCAGGTAGCTAGATAGCCTGGAGATCGGATCGCCCGGCGAGGCCCAAGCGCTGAGATCGCGCAAAAGAGAGCACCATTCGCCACGAGAGAACCACAGGCAACGCTCAGGTGCCGGGCCTGAGCGAAAAGCGGCCTCCCCATTTGGGAGATGCCACATGAAAATCAGGATCAAACTCCTGATCTTGTTGATTGTGGTCCGCAGAAAGCGGAAGTGACACAATCCGCCAATGCGGCACGATCGGTGGAAAAGGCTCGGAGCACTCCGAGCCTTTTCCATATGTTGCCTCGCTCTTTCAGACGGGGCGATAGAGTTTCAGCTCCTTCCATAGCTCCAACTCGGCCTTACCACCTGAAAGATGCCACAACGTTATAAGCTGGTTGAATTTCTCCTCATCGAATTCGAACACGTCTTCTAAAGGGACGCCAATGGGTTCGCTCTCTCCAGATTCAAGGCGCCCCAGCGAAGCCTTAGCCGCCACGTAGGCAAGGCGATTGGATCTCTCTATTTCAACCAGATGTGCGGGTTGTCCGCCGAATGCGCGCACAATCACATCGTGCCCCTGCATAGCAAGCTCCTGTTTTTTCGCAGGAAAAGGCGTTTTCCACCGACACGCAACGTTTATCTCGGCATTGGATATACCGTCTCTTGCGCCGCGCATTGGCGGTATGGTATAGATGCCAAATCGAAGTCCAGGAGCTTTCCATGCCTGAGCCCGCATCAGAACCAAAGCGTCTTGCGGCCCCTTATGTGGCATACCAAACGTTCAGGACGTTTCTTGCCCCGTTCAAGGAACACGTTATCCCTAATCGAATTGATCGTAGCCTGCTGAAATCTTTCTCGGGAGCCGTCCAAAATCAGCTGATGACTGCTCTGCGCTTTCTGCACCTCATGGACGACAGCGGAACCCCAACTGAGGCATTGCGCAGCTTGATCGCGGCATACGGGACTGATGGATGGCCAGCCGCCCTTGGGGGCATTTTGAAAGAGGGGTATAGCTCTCTTTTTGACCTTCCCCTAGCTACCGTTTCCCCGTCAGAATTTAACGAGGCATTCAAAAAGGCTTACCCTTGTGAAGGAGAGACCCTTCGTAAAGGAGTCACGTTCTTTTTGAACGCCGGTAAAGAGGCCGGTATTGAGTTTAGCCCGTTTTTGACAAAGAATTCAAAGACTCGCTCCGGACCACCCCCCAGGCGTCGACAGCGCCAAAACGGCAATGGCACGCCTAAAGAGCGTGTTGCCGCCGCTGAAAGTGATGCTCGGCATCATAGCTATGATGCCGACTCAGATCCATGGCTCTCCAAATACCCAACCTTTGACCCTTCTTGGTCACCAGAGATTCAAAAGAGCTGGTTCGCTGGGTATAGCGAGCTGATGAAAATGAGGCAGAAGGCAAAATGAGAGCCGCCGAAGCGGCTCTCCATTACAACGAGTGCGTCACGGAAAGCTTGGCCGCAAGACGTGACGCAGAACCCTAACCAGAGGAGGCGGCAAGGACCGCGAAGCCTATGGCCTTGTTAGCTTAGTCAAAGTCCCGCCGGCTGACGCTGCGTCGCAGCGGTGACCCGGCGGGCGCTCTTATATCATGTTGAAATTTCTACTTCAAACCCCCTTTTCGGGCGGGGTTTTGGACGCCGTCAATGTCGATAGAAATTAAGGCCGAAGCGGTCATTGTTGCAGAGACGATTGAACCGGCAGTTGAGCTGACGCGACCACCTCGCGTTACGCCCAAGATCAAGGCTGCTCCACAGATCCGCCAGCTCTATTGGTGCGACTTCTGGAAAGACGCGATCTTGCCCGAAATGTGGAAGATGCGGCCGGTTCTTGTCGTTTCATTTCGTCATACGCTGAGTGGCCACTGTCTCGTGTTGCCGACATCGACTGATCCTCAGGAAGGAGAGAGCGAAAAGTGGGCTCACAAGCTGGCTAGGCGCATACATCAGGGAATGGATTCGTGGGTTGTCTGCAACCATCCTTACACCGTATCGACTGCGCGGCTTCAGCCTTTAGCGGGGCCAACAATTCCTAGGCTGGATGAGGCAGAATTCAATCAAATCGTCCGGAGAATGTTCAAATGGCTTCCTGTTGTCCCGCCAGAGGCTTAAGGGGGTGATTTAGGGGAGTTTGTCATAGCCTAGGGTAGGCTAGGGATAGATTGTGGGTTGATTTGATAACCTTCTAAGGCTATATAGCGTTTACTCGCGGCCCCGAGAGGGTGTCCGTTTCCCCAACCGGGGAGTGACTGGCGAAGGGGCCTCAAAGGCCCCTTTCGTTCATCTGGAGGCCCAAATTGCTCAGCCTTTCCGAGGCGATCAGGACAGGTAGATTATCAGATTTCGTCGCCCAAGAGGAGGCGCGCGGCATCGGCCCTGCGAATCGGGACGACTTTGATCTCGCTCTCAAGGCCATCGTCAAAGAGCCGCAATCAGCAAATCGAACATCGCGTTCCGCATCTGGCGATGGTTCGAGCGCCAAGCGAACTCGCCGAGGTAGCGGTCCATATATTTCGCGCTGACGTGAATGTGCGTCGAGGCGATCGACGCCTTGAACAGGTTCCAGAAGCTCTCGACGTGGTTCGTGTGGTGCGTCGCGCCATGCCGACAGTCGTAATAGCTCCATTCCTTTTCGCCGTGCTTGACGGTGCCGTGCTTGAAGCCGTCGCCGCTGAGTAAGCCGTAGCTCATCAGTTCGTCAGTCGAGACAATCGCGCCGGGCTCGACGTTCTGAAGCACGACATTGCGCAGCGTGTCCTTTTGGACATTCGGGATCACTTGAGTTTGGATGGGTCCGCCACGCTCTTTCAGCCCCATGACGATCGTCTTGCCCGCGGCGCCGCGCCCGCGCTTGCCAGGGCGGCGACCGCCAACGTACGCCTCGTCGAGCTCAACGTGACCTTGAAGCATGGTGAAGCTTTCGGCCGCCATCATCAGCTTGCGGATTTGATGGCCGATGCGCCACGCGGTCTTATAGGTGACGCCAAGCGAGCGTTGCAGCTCCTTGCCACTCACGCCGTGGCGCGTCACAACGAAAAGGTAGATCGCATAGAACCAAGTTTGCAGCGGCGTGCTGCTGTCCTGAAAGATCGTGCCGGCGCCGGGATAGATGTGATCGCCGCATTGAGCGCAGGAATAGGCGCGGCGTCCAGAAAGCTTGTGGAACGTCGCGTCCTTGCCGCAATGGGCGCACACATGACGCAGCCCATAGCGAACGTCCATGATGCGCTCAAGGCAAACGTCGTCATTGTGGAACTCGGCGAAGAACTCCCGAACCGAGAACGGCTGAACGTTGCTGGCTTGGTTTCCGGCTTGGCTGGGACGGCGGCGCTTCATGGCTGATCTCCGATGTTTGGAGATTAGCCGAGGTCGATACGTGTGTCAAGGGGATAATCCCGATTTCAAATGGAACCACTACCACTGCGCGATTTGACAATCGGCCGCGACTATGGCAAATCGGAAAATACGAACTGGATTTGCGCGCCCGGAGCCCAGAGCTTGCGGGCGCGATTGCGTTTCAGGCGCGGCCCGGAGCCCGATCATGTGGTGGCGGCCGTCCCGAACGCTCGACCTCATCCTCACAAATCAGGAGCGCATCATGGCAGCCCTTGACGACATTCAGGCCAAGGTCACGGCCGAAGGCACCGTGGTTCAATCCGCGATCACGCTTCTGCAGGGCCTCAAGCAGGCGCTCGACGCCGCAGGCCAGGACCCGGCCAAGCTCGCTGAGCTCAGCTCCGATCTCGATGCGCAGACACAGGCCTTGGCTGCGGCCGTGGCAGCGAACACGCCCGCCGCACCGGCGCCGGTGGCCGAGCCCGCACCCGAAGCCGCTCCGCAGTCGCCTCCGGCCGCGCCGTCCGCCTCCGGCTGATGCGCGAGGCGCTATCAAAAGCTTCGCGCAGCATATTTGACTTCCGCGTGCCGGCGCCGCCGAAGGATGACACCTTCGAGCTCTTCATTTGGCGGTGCCGCAAGAAGGACCGCATCGTTCAGGGCCTCGACGCGCCGACCGCAGTCACGCCCGAGGATAGCGTCGCAATCGGAAAGGCGCTGAGGCGGTATGCGTAGCTTGAGTGGCGCGCCGCTGTTCCGTGCTCTCTGAGGTCCGACTTGAACGGACAACCGCTATTCGCACACCCACGGACAAGCAGCCAGTGTCGTTTCACTGACAATCGTCGAAACCCCTTTCGGGGCCACGAAGCGTATACCCTTCCGCCACTCCTGGCGCGCCACTCATTTAGAGCATAGCGCATGCTCGACGCCCCCCCGAAGATGCCAAGCCCACGGAAACGCAACCCGGATCGTAAGATCGGCGGCAGACACGAGGGCGATTTCAGGCCGGGCAACGAGCTCTGGCGCCTCGGCCTCGATCGATCCGGCGCCCCGCCGATCTACGACGATCCTGAGAAGCTCTGGGCGGACTGCGTCGGGTATTTCGACTGGGTCGAGGCCAACCCGCTCTACGAGGCAGAGCTCGTCACCTATCAGGGCAAGTCGCAGCTCGAGCGCATCCCGAAAATGCGCGCCATGTCTCAGACTGCGCTCTGCCTGCATCTCGGCATCGGCCGAAAGACGTGGCAGACTTGGCGCGACCGCGCTCTGCTCGCCGGTGTCGTCGAGCGCGTCGATGCCATCATCTGGGCGCAGAAATTCGAGGGTGGCGCGGCCGGCCTGCTCAACCCGATGATGATCGCGAGGGATTTGGGGCTCTCCGACAAGACTGAGCTGAGCGGCAGGGACGGGGGCGCCATACGGACAGAGGCCACTGTGGTCGTTCTACCTGCAAATGGCAGAGATTAGAGCTCAGGCGGGACCCCAAGAAGCCTTCCTGTCATCGCCTGCAGATATCGCGATCTATGGCGGCGCAGCTGGAGGAGGCAAGAGCTTCGCGTTGCTGCTGGAGCCTTTGAGGCACATCGGCAATTCGCAGTTCGGCGCCGTCATCTTCCGGC